AAGTTCAGGGATTCTCAATCGAAGGCCTATTTGGGCATAACTTAGTATCTGCAGCAAAAGAAGGTGAACTATACCTTAGTAAAGAGATAAGCGATTTAAGCGAACAGGAAGCGGCAATGGTGTTAAGTAAAATTAAAGCTATGTTTGAATCTTATGCTGATTATGGTGAAGATATTAAGAACAACGCAAAGAGAGGAATTGAATTAAACGAAAAGAATAACAATAAATGTGCAACTCAAACAGGTAAAGTTAGGGCACAACAATTGGCAGATGGTGAAGCAATATCAGTAGATACAATCAAAAGAATGTATTCCTATTTAAGTAGAGCTGAAACATACTACGATGAAACTGATATGAATGCCTGTGGTACAATATCATACCTACTATGGGGTGGTAAATCAGCCCTAAGTTGGAGTAAAAACAAATTAAAAGAATTAGGTGTATTAGAAGATGCAGAAGCACAACCATCAATAGCATCTACATACCCTGGTGAATCAGCAAGTGGAAGTATTGCTCCTGCATTGTTAGCAGCAGAAGGATGTCCTGAAGCAACTCATAATATAGCAGTAAATTTAAAAGGAAGACAAAACGCAATTGATACTGCACATTACGGTCCACTTAATCCAAATGAACCAAACGAACCATATTGGAAAGCAAAAGCTGATATGTTTGGAAGTTCAATTGAAGAAGCTAAAAAAGCATTATGTGGTAATTGTTCATTCTTTGTACAAACTCCACAAATATTAGATTGTATTGCAGGGGGTATAAATGATACAAACGAATGGGATACTATTGATGCTGGTGATTTAGGTTATTGTGAGGCATTTGATTTTAAATGTGCAGCAAGTAGAACTTGTGATGCATGGGTTGTTGGAGGACCTATAACAAAATTAGCTGGAGAGTTGATATCATTTGATTATGATGAAACACTAACTACACCAAAAGGAATGGATTTAGCTAAGAAAGCAATTGAAAATGGAAGTGATGTTTATATCATTAGTGCAAGTGGAAATAAAGAAAGATTATTAACAAGAGCTGATGAGTTAGGTATTCCACATTCAAAAGTATTTGCAACTGGAAGTAATAAAGCTAAGATTGAAAAGATAAAAGAATTAAGAATTATAAAACATTATGATAATAATGCTGATGTAATTAAAGATTTAGGTAAAATAGGTGAATTAATATGAAAAATCCATTCTTTAAACATTTAGAACATTTTGCTAAGAGAACTGAAATAAGTTATTCTCAAATGGAGGATATGCTATTCAAAGCAAATGGTGCATGGTATAGAGAGTTTAAGATATTCTCTCAAAAATTAGATGGTAGATACATCAAAAGAAATATGTATTCAGTATCAGGTCCAAGCGGTAATGTGAAATATGATTACTATGGTAGAGGATATATGATATTCTATGATAACACTAAAGGTGGGTATCGTACTATTGTATTAAGTAATGTGACAAAGGTAATAAAAGATGGAGTTACCTTTTATGTAAGGTGATACATTTGTCTATACCTATCTTCATAGTTTAATATATTACGAATTATATTCTCTTCTATATTAAGCTTTCTAGCCATAGCAAGTATTCCATTACTTCTACTACAACGTGGTTCGTAATTATCTAATATATACTTTATTATTTCAGCTGATATTTGATTTGATTTTCTAAATTCAGGCATTTGACCTGTTTCCAAATAATGTTTTTTGGCATTGTAATAGTAAATATTCAACCTATTATGAGCATCGGTAACAATCTTTTTCCATCTTGCATCAGTATATTTATAATCTAAACCCAATCGTTTAGCTATATCTGCTTGGAAGAACTTACGATTGAAATCTTCTATTTCATCCATCTCATAAAAGTATTCTAATGATATGTGACCAATCATAATATTAAGTTCACTTGTCATTATCTCATGCATATTATCTTGCAAATACGGAATTAACTTTGAAATAAAATCAGCATTAAGATTTTTATTATCCGTATCTGAATTATCTTCTTCCAAATCCATACCATCATCACCCCAGCTATCTATATACAATTCCCTTTTTATCTCTTTGTAATTTGCTGTTGCGTTTTGAAAATAATAGTTTCTTGCAATAATAGTAAAGTAAGAGAATGCTTTTCCCTTTTCTCCTTTAAATTTTGCTATCTGGTCTAACATCCATACAACACAATCCATCATAGCATCTCTTGGTTCACCCATATAAGATATTTTATATTTGTTGTAAACAACTTCAGCTATCTTATAGAATGGTTTATATATGTGTTGTGTAAATATTCTATCTCTTTCAGAATAGTCCGTGGACTTGTTATATGCATTTATAGCATCTTCAGTTTCTTGGGTAAAATATTGTTTTGATTTTGGTTTTCTTCCTCTTGGCATGTGTAACTTTCTTTACTATATAACAAACTCAAATTGTTATATTACAAAGATACAAAAAATATTTAACAAATCCAAATATGCCAATTCCAAATCCATCCGCATCTGAAACTCAAAACGATTACGTTGGGAGATGCATGAGTGAAATAAGTGGAGAGTATCCACAAGAACAAGCAGTTGCTATTTGTATATCTACATACCAAAAGCAAACAATGAGTAAATCTAAACAACAAAGAGTAGCTGATAAGATGGCTGCTATTGATTTGTTAGCAGGATTAGAAGACGCCTGTTGGACAGGATATGAAGCAATTGGTACAAAGATATTAAACGGAAAAGAAGTTCCTAATTGTGTTCCCATAAAAGATTAATCTTTAGTTTGTAATAATTAGAAACCCAGCTGATACTTTTGGCTGGGTTTTTTGTGTTTTCAAACATGGTAAAATAACACCATAAGTTGGTAAAATACCATTTGTTTATTCCAATATTTTTACTTATCTTTACATTGTTGATGAGGTTATCAACACTAAACAAACAAATAAAAATGACAGAAAGTACATTTAATGGAGTAGTATTAGATACTAGCTCTTTACTAACAACAAACCTTGAGGTAACAACACATTATGCCGGTTGTTATATTAATCGTTTAATGTTAATCAAATCACTTAAAACAGGTAAAATTACTAAAGCAGTAATGTATATTGATAATGATGCTACTGAATTTAAGAAAGGATTACCATTAGGCTCTTACTTAAGATTTTTTACTAACGATGTAAAAGTATATAGATTTAAAAATAATTCATAAAACATTAGGATATATCAAAAATATTTCGTACATTTATTATATAATTAATTAACACATAAACACATAAACTCTTAAAAAAATGGAAAATTCAGTAAAAGATTTGTATCAGTTTTTGCTTGACGGTATTAACGAAGCTAACAATAGTTTAGCAACAGAAGAATACCTATTAAATTATTGGAATAATCAATATGAAGATGAACATCAGGTTAATTTGATTTTAAATTTTAATAATAAAATTGCATCATTAAAATTTAGATTAGAGTGGTTAGAAACTCAATTAACTTCTGTAAGAGAAACTTATGGAAAAAAATAATTAATAAACCCCTACAAAAATGAAAAATTTAAAAACAAAACTTACTGTTACTGAATTTTATTGTCAAACTTATGATAACATAAAATCAATGTTAGAGCGTGAAAGATTGTGGTTAGAAAGTGGAAGTTGTAGTGATATCCAAACTCAACATCGTTTGGTTTCTAATTTAGAAGGAGCACTAGCTATCTTCCTGCGGTATCAACCTATTGATTTGTGTACTAAAAAATAATCAATAAAACATTAGTAATTTTAAATTTTAAACAACATAAACAAATTTAATAAATAAGTTATGATAAAGAAAAGAAAATTAGTATTTGATAAGACTACATACACAATTGAAATTCAAGGTTATAATGGTGATTCATTTAACTGGGCACAAACCTTTTACATCTACATTGATAAAGTATTTAGTGGATACGCATTAGTTGCGAAAAATAAAGGATTATCAGGCCCTACTACCTATACTTTGTACAAAGCTGGTAATGTAGTTAGAAAAATTGGTATGGATAATATGTACCTACCATTTAATATTGTATTAGATACAATTAAAGCAGTTGATAACGATATAAACAAATAATTAACAAAAAATTAGGATATATCAATTTTTTTACTTATATTTACAATGTACTTCAATAGTGAGGTACATAACATAAACAAATAAAACAATGGCTAATTTAGTAGAAGATTACAACAACGAACAATTTCAAGAAATGATTACTGATTTAACTTCAGCAACAAATGAACTCTATCATAATAGTATTCATGGTTTTGAAGATGCTGATTTACAATGTGTAGAAGATATGCTTTATGATGTAGAGCAAAATATTGATACATTAAACAACATAGTTAATCAATTAAAAAGAAGAATTATGTTTAATGAAATGGATAAGAACAACAAAAAGTTTCAAGCATTTGTTGAAAAAGAACTTAAAAAATAATTTATGGGTAATTTTATAGAATACCTACTGATTTTATTGGTAGGTATTTTTGTATCTTATTTAGAATGATTATAAATTACACAAATTACATGCTACTTTTAACGTTTGGGATTTTAGCATGCTATTTATACATACAAACAAATAAACTATGGCAAAGGAATCAAAAGGTATATTAATAATGAATAATTGGTTTGATTTGATGATTGATATATTAACACCAGAACAAACTATTGAATTATTAAAACTTATAAGAGCAAAAAAAGATAAAGTTAATTATGAAACTACTGATGTTGAAGTAAAAACACATTGGTTTCATATGCAACATAATGTTCAATCAAGCATTGAAACATATGCTAAATTATCTGGAATTAGAAGTGAAAATGGTAAAAAAGGTGGAGCAAAACCTGGTAATCAAAATGCTAGTAAGAATTATAAAAACAACCAAAACAACCAAAACAACCAAAAACAACCAAAACAAGCTATGGATAAGGAGAAGGATAAGGATACTTATCCTGCGGATAAGAGTAGTGATTTAATTACATCTTTAGATGATGTAATTTCATCACAAGAGCAATTAGGTATATTAGAATTATTTAATAATTAAACAAACAATAAAATGGAAAATTATATTAAACAAAATAGTAAAGTATTTGGACAAATGATTTATGATATTATAGATTCAGTTCCAGAAAATAAATGGAGAAATCAAGAACATAAAAAAGAATTTAAATATATAACCACAGCTGATTATATTAGATTTTTATATGATTTAGGTTTTTTATATATTGATTCATTTAATAAATTAAATAAACAGTATAAGTTTATGATAAAACTAACTACATTATGTGATAGATATAAAAAAATAGGTAATGAATGTTTTGAAGATAAATCAGAACATTTATTAAATTTAATTGTAGATAATATGAAAGATTGGATTCAGACTGATTTAGATTTAGAATTAAAAAAGCAAGAAAGAGAACACTATATAAAGATTGCTTTTAATAAAGAAGAAAACCCACATCAGTTAATGGCAGGTAGAAATGCACAACTTAAACAACAAGCCCTTTATAATATTAAAAATAATTTAGGATAATTCAGGAATATTTCGTATCTTTGTAAAACATAATTAAAAATGGAAGAGAATATAAATAAAGCATTAGAAGAAGCTAGATTACAGAATGAAGCAAAGAATGAACTCTACAAGCAAATGGATGAGTTCTTTAATAAAAACTTTATAATAGATGAAAACGGACAAATTAAAGAAAAACAAAATGATGAATCTGAATCAGCTTCTTGATACAAGAATTGTAAACTTAGAAGCAAATGAATTAGAGTGGATGATGGACCATGCTACCTTTGGTGAGATGGCAGAGTATCTTAGAGAAGAACATCAGCACCTTAGAGCTTTATTTGCGGAAATGATTTATGAAATTAATACAATGGAGATGCTAAACTTTATCGGTAAAGATGATGATGAAGTTCAGTAACATTGTTAAAGATATGTGTAGTACGGTTACTGCCATTACCGTACACATTAGGGGCAGGATGACCGCTAAGATTTGTTTGTTCTTATATTCCTATATACAGCGCCTGCCCCGCAGTTCTTATAATAAAGGGATGCTTCTATGAGGCATCCTTTTTATTGCTTTTTTAAAAATCTAATACTTATAGTAGGGTTCACCCACTAACTTAAACAAACAAACAAATGGCATTTACAATTAAACCAATTACTCAAATCCCAGATTACTTTATCACTAATACAGGTCAAGTATTCTCAACACGCATATCTCCACGTTATAATAAAGTTGGTAACTTGAGAGAGGTAAGACCTAAACTAACTAAAGGTGGCTATCTTTACATTGGTGGTTATTCAGGCAAAGGGGCAGATAAGAAGAGAAATTGGTTAAGGATACATAGAGTGGTTTATCAGGAGTTCGTTGGACCTATACCCCAAGGAATGGAAATTGACCACATTAATAATATAAAGACTGATAACAAAATAGAGAACTTACAAATGCTGACTAAGAAAGATAATATCAGAAAGTGGCATTATGTAGATAAACAAATAAGAAATGCTAAAAAGAATAAAGTTGGGTGATTGTGTAGAATTTTTAATAGATTTATTCACACTAGGATACGGAAAGAGGATATCAGAATGGATAGCAATAGATGTATTAGGATATCAGAGCTGTGGCTGTTGCCAAAGAAAGGAATGGTTAAATAAACTAACAAACCCTGAATACGATGGGGAATGTAATCAAATAAAATTGTTTTAAATATGAAAGTTATAGATTATAAAGAATTTCCAATAAATGTAATAATGGAAAGTCAAGAAGGATTCAAAGATGTGATTAGATTCAGATTAATTTTAGAAGATGATGGAGAAGCACTATGGTTTGGAGCAAATGCAGAAGGTGGTTGCTACGCATTAATAAACTCTAATGATGAATACCATTTCCAACCATTTACATTATCAACAGAGATAGTGACAAACATAATACAATTTAAACAAAAGTATGGAAGAAAATAAATATCACCCATTTAGTGAAGAAGAGTATAAGAACCTAAGTAATGAATTAGCAGGTATTGGTTCTAATCTACCTACGCATTTGGCTTCATTCTTCTGGCCAATATGTAATAGATTAAGAAGAGTGGTAACACCTCAACCCTGCACCTGTGCATCATCCGGCGGACTTTGGAAAGCATGCATAGATGAGTTAAAAGAATTTGTTAAACGTATTGAAGAAAGTGAATAAAGAAGATGAGAATAGAATACGATTAAAGAATTTGTACAATGAATCACACAAATGGTTAATGTCTGTCTCATACAATACTACTAAGGATAGAACGCAAGCTGAAGAACTGGTATCGGATGTATATCTTTACCTTGCTGAAAAGGTTAATACTAAACTATGGTGGGGAGAAACAAGCTTTAACCTAATGTATTTAAGAGCATTCATTAAGACAAGGTGGATTAATAAGATAAAAGTACAAAAGAGAATGAGTACCATATCTCCTCACTACGATACGATTGAAGAGGAATACGATGAAGAGTTCGATAAGAGTTTGGAAATCGCTTACAATCAAACTATCGAAGAATTAAAGGGTATGGAGAGAACATCCAAATGGCCATCTTCTAAACTTTATCAACTATATGCATTGGATGATAAAATGACATTGGAAAGATTGGCATCTGAAATACATCTAAGTAAGAGTACAGTATTCCTTCAGGTAAAGAAATGCAAGAAGCATCTAAGAGATACAATAAAGAATCCCTTCAATAACTAACGCCTAACGAACGAACTCATACCCATCAATACAATCTATCATATGAGTGTTAAATATTTAAATAATATTAAATAATATGGCATTTGAAAAAGGACATAAGCTAGCAACAGGCAGACCTAAGGGAGCACTCAATCGTTCAACTGAAGAGATGAAACTAACATTAGCTAGAGCTACTAACAATGTACTATCCACACTTAATAAAGATTTGGAGGATATAAAGAAGAAAGACCCAGCTAGGGCAATAGAACTTGCAATGAAGTTGATGGAGTTCACACTACCTAAATTAAGTAGGACAGAGATGAAAGCAGAGATTGAGACACGAATACAACAAATATCAGTAAACATAACACAAAAGGCAGTAGATGAATCTGGAAGTTAATACAACGGTAACGTATGGTAATCAGCAGGATTCTCCAACAAGGGTAACGCATCACATAGGTGGGACTAGAAGTGGGAAGACCTACGCATTACTTCAATGGTGTATCGTACAAGCTCTTAGTAGTAAGGAAACGATTACTATTGTAAGAAAGACAATACCATCGCTTAAACGTACAGTGATGAAGGATTTTAAGGATGTGATGTTGGGCTTGGGTATATGGAATGAAAACGATTGGAACATCTCTGATAGAATATACAATTTTTATACTGATTCGGTAATACAATTCATATCAACGGATGATGCTGAGAAGTTAAGAGGATTAAAGAGTAATATATTATGGCTGGAAGAAGCAAATGAGATAGATGAAGAATCATACTTCCAGCTAATGATTCGTACAACAGGTCCAATTATATTGAGTTACAACCCTACTATATCTCCATACCATTGGATAAGGTTAATGCAGGAGTGTACAAGACACTTTACAACATATAAGAACAATCCTTATTTAGAGAATAGTGTTAAGAAAGCCATTGAAGATTTACAAAGAACAAATCCAAAGGCATGGTTAGTTTATGGATTAGGAGAGTATGTAAGTAATGAAAAAGCAATCTTCCAATTCAACGTAGTAGATTTCCTACCTGATGAAGCTACCTTTGTTGCATTCGGGCTTGATTTCGGTTACTCATCTGACCCAACTGCATTAGTTAGTGTATGGAAGATGGATAACGAACTATACATTATGGAGCATTGCTATGAGAAAGGAATGGTAACATCCGATATAGATGCAATGTTAAGAAGTGTTGTGAAAGATAGAGAAGAGATATGGGCTGATAGTGCAGAACCAAGACTAATAGATGAACTATACCGATTAGGATGGAACATAAGGCCTGTAATAAAAGGTAAGGATAGTATTAACTTTGGTATTCAGGTAATGCAGAACTATAAGATTAACATACCAAAGAGTTGCCAAAACCTAACCAATGAGTTCTATTCTTATGAGTGGAGTTCAGATAGATTTGGAAAGCAATTAGATAAACCAGTAGATTTCAATAACCACTTAATAGATGCAGCAAGATATGCAGCAATGATGAGGTTATCAAATAAAGCCACAGCGCAGGGCAAATACATAATCAGCGTAAGATAATATGGAAATAGATTTAGATAACCTAACAAAAGATGACTTCATTGAGATTGCAAGATATTGCCACTCATTAGAATTACAAAACAAAGAACTGAAAGCAACTGCAATGGCATTAGCTACTCAACGAAACAATTTACAAATGAAAGTAAATACACTTAATTCACAAATGTACACACCGATTACAAATGTAACACAAAAGGCTAAACTAACTGATGATTTAGATTTGATTAACCCAGAACAATATAGAGAGAAAAAACAATTTTAATATGAAAAAAGAAATACAAATAGTAGTTCCAAAAGATTGGAGTGCAGTAACATTAGAAAAGTATCTAGCTTTACAAAAGGATTTAAAAGTATATGGGGATTCACCTGAAGGTTCAGTAGCATGCCTATTCCATCACCTATGTGGATTTGACCCAAAGTATTTGAATAGCTTAGATACTGAAGTGTTTATGAGTATGAAGCGAGATTTAGAATCTTTTATAGCTGATACGGATATACCATTGCAGAAGTTTATACACATAGATGGAATTGAATATGGGTTTGAGCCTAATCTATCTAAGATGTCTTATGGTGCTTACTTAGATGTGACAAAGCATGAGAACCTAAGTATAGATGATAATTGGGCAGAAGTAATGAGTATCCTATACAGGCCTGTTAAGTTAAAGCAAAGGCAGTTATATGAGATAGAACCATATAGTGGGATAGTAGATAAGGAGAGATTCTTAAAGGTAACAATGGATGTTCATTTCGGTGCCCTGTTTTTTTTTATCAATTTGTTAAAGGACTTGCTGAATTCTACCCTGAAATCTATGATAGCTACGGAGGAGATACCTCACAACATCAAATCAATTTTGGAAAAAAGTGGAAAGCTTATACATCAATTATAACATTAGCAGGTAATGATATCATGCGAATGGATGAGGTGGTTAAACAACCATTAGAGAAATGTCTTTTGTATCTAGCTTATCAAAGTGATAAAGCAGATTTGGATAATATGTTATATAAAGAGGCGAGTAAAGGGTAGGAGATATCATACTTTTGTAAAGTTAGTTGTTAAAGTATAAACAATAATAATATCAATATGGGAACGCCCGCATATAGCCAAAACCAAAGAAGAAATAGTGGCATTTATATAGGACCAACTAGAGGTAAATCATCACCAAAGAACTCACGTAGAGCTTGTTTGTGTCTTAATTCGGATACATATAGTACTAAATGTTGTGATGGTGCTTTACAACAACAGGGGATTGGGCAAACGCAAGGACCTAAAGTGATATTAGGAGCATTCGATAGTGGATTCTCAGCAGGATTTGATATAGGAAATATATAAAAAACAAAGATATAAGATATGTCTCAATTAAATAAAACGCAGTTAGAACAAGAAAACCAAACTAACTTCCCAAATAACAATACAGGTTTTATAACTCCTACTAAGTTAAGAGAGTTTAATACTGATATGATTGATAGTTTGGCAACTGAAGGACAGTTGTCATCAGTATCACAATCCCTATCAGCTTCAATAGCAGCATTACAAACATCAGGTAGTGGAGTTAAAGTGCAAGAAGAAGGTTCACTATTAGGAACTGCTCTTACCCTAAACTTTGTTGGTAGTAATGTTACTGCATCATTAGTTGGTTCAGTAGCTACCATAAATGTAAATACTGGAAGTGCATCTGGTGGAACTGGTACTTCAGGCACATCGGATG